GGAAGGTTCTGGCTCATTGGCATGGTCAAGCGGGTCATGGAGCCGGGCTCCAAGTTCGACTACTGCCCAGTTCTGGAAGGCAAGGGTGGTCTGGGCAAGTCCACGATGGTCGAGACGCTGGCTGGCAGTGCCTGGTACAGCGACACCCCGTTCGAGATCGGGCGCGGCAAGGAAAGCCAGGAGCAGGTGCAGGGCATATGGGGCTATGAACTCGGTGAGCTGAGCCAGATGGGCAAGGCGGTGATCGAGGCCATCAAGCAGTTCATCAGTGCCAAGGTGGATCGGTACCGGCCAGCATACGGGCGGGTTATCGAGAGTCATCCTCGCCAGTGCGTGCTGGTCGGCACGACCAACGAGAACACCTACCTCAGGGACCGCACTGGCAACCGGCGCTTCTGGCCGATACCAGTCCGCCACCGGATCAAGATCGACTGGCTGGCCAAGTGGCGAGAGCAGCTGTTTGCCGAGGCCTACACCCTGTACCTCGATGGCGCTGCCTGTGGCCCTGAGCCAGAGGTCGAGGAGCGGCTGTTTGTGCCCATGCAGGAAAGCCGTCTCTTGGAGACAGCTGTCACCAGCGAGCTGCTGCACCTACTCACGCGGCCGCCCACGGCAACTGGCATCGGTGCGGTCGTCAACGAGCTGACCGAGTTCGTGACGCTCAGCCAGCTCATCACGGCACTGGGTCTGGATGCAGGCAAGAGTAACGCAGGCATCGAGGCTCAGGTGCGTGGATGGGTCAACCAGCAAGGGTGGCTGTACGTCAAGCGCCAGATCAACGGTGTGCGCGCCTGGGGCTGGAGCCGGCCCCGTGACTGGCCGCCGCAGGATCCTGATACCGATGGGCCGCCAGCGGATGCTGGGCCATCTTCCGAACCTCCACCAGCCGACGATGAGCCCTTCTGATCGTCGCACAACCCCCACACAGGACACGGCGCTGAATGGCGCCCGTGGGCTGGGCTCACGGCCAAAGCGGCCCTGGGCTGCGGAACGCACAGCGGCAGGTAGCCGTTGCCAGAACGCAGGCGCATGGATGCACGTGGTTGACGGCGTGCCGTAGTGTCCAACTGTCCAAGGTGGCCATCGTTTTCCATGGAGGGGCAGCGGTGTGCTTTGGGGGCTGTGGGGCAGTTCGGGCTGCTGCATGGTCATCTCTGAAGCCCATGCTCTGCTGGCCCTCCCTCACTACCCCTAACCCCCCTCTCAGGCACCGGCGTGCAGGCGCACATGCGGGCGCTTGCGCTCACGCGCGAGCACACCTACTCCCGTTTACTGTTCAGTAGAAAAGGATGGACACATGGACACTTTGAGGACCACAGAAGAGGTCGAGGCGATCAAGCGCAACATCAAGTCGAACATGCCCGAGACCTACAAGGCCATCGTGCAGCGCGCCGCGGAGACCGATCTTGGACGCGAGGCGTTTGCGCTGGTGACCAGAGGCCTGCGCGGCGAGCCCAACTGCTTCTACGCGGTGGAGCGTGGGTACGTGGTGGGCACTCCGTTCAACCTGCCAGACGTCACGCCTGAGCTGGCAGCGGTGATGGTGCGCTTCGGCTGTCAGTTCCTGGTCATGTGGTCGCCTATGGCGAACAAGGGAGCATCCGATGGCACGCATTGATCACATCCACCGCCGCCTGGTGGTGTGGGGCGCGTGGCGGGCCCGGCGTGAGGACAGCGGTCTCGGTTACCCCAAGGTCAACATCCTCCTGAGCATGGGTGGCGGTGGCGCCTCGGGCTACCGTGAGACCGTTCTGCCGCTCAATGAGATCGAGGCCGCAGAGACTGACCAGGCAGTGGAGTCGCTGCGCCTGGTCAAGAGCCACCTCTACCTCACGCTGCACTACATCTACATCAGCAACAAGGGCGTCACGGGTACAGCCCGCCTGATGTCGCGCTCGAGGGCAGCTATCAATGCCCAGCTCGACCAGGCAGACATCGACCTGGCCAGATGGCTTGAGGATCGTCAGCAGCAGCGGGAAGACAGGGCGCGAGGGGGTTTTACTGCTTAGACACTTTTGGTACATTTCAGGCAAGCTGTGCAACAGGTGTGTCCACCCACCCGCTGCACATCCCAAAGCCCCGGCAGTCCCTCCCTCTGTCGGGGCTTTTTCTTTTCCTGCTCATGCCCACCTCAGCACCCAGACCCTGCACCCATCCCGGCTGTGGCCAGCTGGTGCACGACGGCAGCGGCAGGTGCGCAAGACATCCGCGAGCCGCTTGGGTCAAGCGTCCAGATGCGCCCAAGCGTGTGACAGGCCGCAAGCTGCAGAAGGCGCGGGACCAGTTGTTCAGGTCCAGCCCACTGTGTGCCGAGTGTGAGCGCCAGGGCCGCGTGACGCTGGCCAGTGAGCGCGATCACATCGTGCCTCTGAGCGAAGGCGGTGCCGACGATGCGAGCAATGAGCAAGGCCTGTGCGCTGCCTGCCACCGCGAGAAATCGCTGGCCGAGGCGCTGAGAGCACGCCGGCGGGCCGCAGGGTAGGGGGGCGGGAAAAAGTAGAGGCCTCGGCGGCCGGAAACCGAACGAGAAGTCAAATTTTCACGTGCGGGAGTTACTGGGGAGGGGGGTACCCCTCGAAGGTGGTCCTGGGTCGTGCAGCTGCCGGTGCGGTGGCTGCCTCGATGGTGCAAACGTATGGAAGTCAACCTGGAGTAACGACACATGGGGCAGCGAGGTCCGAAGGCGTTGCCCGCCAACGTGCATGTGTTGCGGGGGAACGCGAGCAAGAAGCCGCTGGCGGCCATCCTGGATGAGTTCCGCCCAGAGGTCGAGATCCCGAACTTCCCCTCGTGGATCTGGCCGGAGGCGAAGAAGGAGTGGCGCCGCATCTCGGTCGAGCTGGAGCGCTATGGCCTGATCTCGAAGCTCGACCGTGCGGCCCTGGTGCTGTACTGCCAGGCATGGGCCCGGATGGTCTGGGCCGAGCAGATGCTCACCCGCGCCATGAAGGACGCCGAAGAGAAACGGGCAGCGGCAGAGGCGCGCGGCGAGGAGTGGGGGGGTGGTGACGGGATCATGGTGAAGACGGCCAACGGCAACTTCACGTACTCGCACCACTGGGTGGTGGGCAAGCATGCCGCCGCCCAGGTCAAGAGCTATCTGGACCTGTTCGGCCTGTCGCCCTCTGCCAGGACGCGGGTGACGACCAGTGACAACCGCCAGGGGCGGCTGTTTGAAGAGGCATCGCAAGACGAATGGAAGGCGCTGTAGACACCGCCTTCGGCGACGTTGCCACAGCCTATGCCAGGGACGTTGTCGCGGGCAAGATCATTTCCTGCAAGTGGCACCGCCTGGCGTGTGCCCGCCACTTGAAGGACCTGGAGCGGGCGCGCAATGGTGCGATGCCCTACGTGTGGAACCCCGAGCTGCTCGATGCGGAAGGCAAGGCCTACCGCCCGGCCGAGCGGGTATGCAAGTTTGCCCAGCTCATGCCCCACATCAAGGGCGACTGGGCGGCCCGGGGGCAGCTGATCCAGCTTGAGCCCTGGCAGGTGTTCATCCTGGCCAGCGTGTTCGGCTGGGTCCACACCCAGACGGGGAAGCGGCGATTCCGTGTGGCCGATGTGATCGTGCCGCGAAAGAACGCGAAGAGCACGCTGGCGGCGGTCGTGGGGCTGTACATGCTGGCGGTGGATGGTGAGTTCGGTGCTGAGGTGTACAGCGGGGCCACGTCGCAGGACCAGGCCATGGAGGTGTTCCGGCCCGCGCTGTTGATGGCCAAGGCCACGCCGCGGTTCTGCCAGCGGTTCGGGGTGGTGCCCAACGCCTCGAACCTGTCGATTTCCGAGAACAACTCAAAGTTTGAGCCGGTGATTGGAAAGCCGGGCGATGGTGCATCGCCCAGCTGCTCGGTGGTGGATGAGTACCACGAGCACAAGACGTCGGAGCTGTTCGACACGATGCAGACGGGTATGGGTGCCCGGTCGCAGCCGTTGATCCTGGTGATCACCACGGCGGGGTCCGACATCTCCGGCCCGTGCTACCTCCACCAAGTAGAGCTGCAGAAGATTCTGGAAGGGACGATAGAGAACGACCAGCGGTTCGGGATCATCTTCACGATCGATGAGGACGACGACTGGACCAGCGAGGAGGTGCTGCGCAAGGCCAACCCGAACTTCGGCATCTCGGTGGATGCGGAGTACTTGAAGCTGCAGCAGCGCGATGCGATAGCGGATCCGCGCAAGCAG